GAACTCGAACTGTACGAAGGCGCCAGCAAATCCCAGCCCACCAACAGCACGAGCAAGATCGCGAGAGCCGATCATAGGCTGAGTCATAGCACCTCCTCAGAACGTATTGCCCATCGAGAAGACGGCAGGACCGAGGGATCTATCGTCAGCAGTTGCTTCCATCGCCGAAGAAAGATCATTGGGGTAGTACGACGGCTGTCCTGATGGATCGCCGGGATCGACACCAGGAATGTCGATTGTACCATCTAGCATACCCGAGATAAGCATTTCAGCATTGGCTTCAAGCTTAGCTGCGTAAGCGTTCTGACCTTCAGTGTCTTCGCTGTATGTCCTGTTGTAAACCCATGCAGCGTACATCTTGGCAATCGCAGTACGTACCAGCTTAGGTGTAGAAGAGTCATCTAACCACGTGCCGGTATCGAAGGATGCACCAAGGCGCGCAAGGATCTCGGTCTCGAGTTCGTCTAGTAGGTTTTCGTCGAGGGTGTCAATGGACAGCTTAGTAGTCTCTAGCCAGGCCTGAGCCTGCTCGACTGTAATCCTAGCCATATCCACCTCCTAAGGCTCTGGCAGACCTCCTCGGTAACGACAAGGAGGTCTGCCTGCCTGGACTAATCTACTTGGATGGAGTCTTCGGAGTGGACGGCACACTCGTCTGCTTGTTGTTCTTGTCGGGAGGCGTCGCCGCTCCCGGCTGACCTGCAGGAATCGGTGCACCCTCATTCGGAATAGTGCCAGCAGCACTAGTCGTGGTGTCTTCTTCCTTGGTGTACAGGGCTCCGTTGTCCCAAAGAACCTTCATGGTCTTCTCGTCGAGCCCGGTGACTTTTTCGTTCGGTTCGAACACAATGACTTCGCCGTCGCCGGCACCGTATTCGATTCGAGTTGCTGCGTAGAACGTCGCCACGCTTTTCCTCCTAGTACGGACGCCAGACGTTTGTCTGTGTACCACTCGTCCTCCGTGCCACCGCAGCGCCTCCGTTAAGCGCCACCCTAGAGCGGTTGCTATTAACAATAGCCAGAACAATGTTGTTCTGGTCGGTAACCGCTGTAACCTTGGCACTGATCCACCTTGCCGCAGCCGTGAGGTAGGAGACGTTGTCCCCTACCCTCACAACGTACGCATTTGCCATTAGGCGACGGCCGCCTTGATGACATACCCAGCGATGCTCTTGCCAGCATCAGCGGTACCAGGGTCACCCTGAGCCACCAGCTTCAGGTCGTAGGCACGAGTACAACGGATGAGATCGGACTTACGCTGAGGCTCCCTCCACCGATCTACGACCTGACCGTGCCACACGAACTCGTATCCGAAGGCTGGGATGCGAAGTCCTGCCGACGGAGGCACGTAGGCAAGTACGACGTCCTTGCCCCACAGGTAGCCGAGCGAGGTCGGCTGACCCAGTGCAGCGTTGTTGATACCCGCACCCGGAACGATGATCTTGTCCAGACCCAGAATCGAGGCGATTAGCTCGGCCGTGACGATGCCACGCTCCGAGTACTTGATACGCTCGATGAAGTCCGGATGATCCTGAAGGACCGTCATCACCTGGTAGGGGATCACACCTACGTTCGGCTCGAGGAAGATCTTCGCGTGTACAGCTGCGATAGCTGTACGGAAGACGCCGATCGGATCCGAGTTCGCATAGTCGCTGAACTGTGTAGCACCCGCCAGAGTCACCGAGAGACCTGATGCGTAGTTCGCTGCGGTGGTAACCAAGTTCTTGATTGCCACCTCGCGACCCAGCATGATCTTACCGGTTACCACACCCGTTGCGTCCCGGTCAGGCGCGAGAGGGCTGTCGACGTTCTCCCGCTCCTCGTCTGTGACGGGAATCTGGAGAGCGTGCTCCTGGGCGTAGTAGGTGTCAGTCGACAGCCGCATGCCAGGAATCTCGTTCGCCACGGTGCCGGGAGCACGAAGGTCGTCTTCGGGCTTCCATGCCTCACGACCGAACACGTAGTACTTGTCCGACTGCTTCTTGACGGTAACCGTCGGGAAGAGCATGTCGCCAACAAGACCATTGTTCGGCCAAGCGACCGAGATCTGCGTGAGAACCTGGTCAATGTGCGTGTTGCCAGATCCAGTGGGGCTCCAGATGCTCACGGCATCAACCTTCCAGCCGGGGTGAGGAGAACGTCGATCTCGTCACCATCAGCACCTGCAGCCTGAAGGGCAATGCCCGCAACACGCTGAGTCGCCACAGCCGTCTGAGCCTTGCCGGTAGCCGTGGGTGCAACTTCAGCGCCCAATGCAATTGCCGCAGCAGCTACAACTCTACTGATGCCCAACAGTCGAACGTCTACAACAACCTTACCCGTAGCAACCTTCGCTACGTCGACGTTCTCCTGCACCACACCGATTGCAACCTGGGTGATCGCAGAGGTCCGGTCGACCGTCTGCGCTGCAGTAAGACGCACGAAGCGAAATGCCTGCACGCCATTTGCATCCGAGGAGGCGTAGTTGCTAGCTGCAACGAGACCCTTGTCGAGTACGAAGTTAGCCATTTAACACCTCCTCTATTCGTTCGGGATGTACGAAGCCCGACGGTACTCTGCGTACAGGCTACGGTCTGCGTACGCAGCACGCTCGACAGCCGTGGCGTAGTCGAGCTTGTCCTCGTCCTGCAACTTCTTGACGGCATCGTTGAACTTCTTGATGGCGTTGGTGTCCTCACTGCGGTTCGGGTTGTTGCTACCCGAACTGGACTTCTCACCCAGCTCAATTACGCCGTCACCATGGGTGATAGTCTTCAGCAGACCAAAGACCTTCTCAGACAGTACCTGAGGAGCACCAACCATGATGTCGCGTGCTTCATTGAGCACTAGAGCGGTCAGGTTAACCTTCGCGCCCGTAGTCAACTCAGCCAACTGCCGAGTCACATTCGACAGAACCAACTGCTGCTGCATGTCCGCGAGCTGCTTGCCCTGAGACGTCATGCGCTCCATGAACGCCTTGACGAGAGGATTACCCTCAGCGAGCTTCTTCAGCTCGTCGTCCTGAGAATCGGTCTTCGGCGGGTCCTGAGGCTTCGTCAGTTCGGCGAGCTTGGCGTCAACCTGCTCGTCCGTAGCCGTCTCGGCCAGACCCAGCTTCCGTCGAAGCGCCTTCGGGTCCACCTGTTCTCCTTCGTTGGGTGGTTCATCGTCGGAGAACCGGAGCTCCGACAGATTCAGCGGCAGGAGTTGCTTCATGTACGGACGGTTGGTAACTCCGCCGCCTAGAAGAACATCCTTATGCTTGACGCCCTTTGCATCTTCCCACTCGTCTTGCAATTCTGACGAGAAGTATCGGTACTCCTTGGCCTTAATGGCAGCAGCACCTGCGGGGGTCCACTCTACTAACAGCCAGAGGTCTTTACCTTCCCTGCCGGGACGAGTCTCAGCTGTCTTGACCCAACCAGCAGCCTTGTTACCCATGGCCTTGTCGGTCTTGTGATCGTAGTCGATGTCAGGCTCAACACCGCGTACCTTGTTGGTAACGCTATCAGCCAAACGCTGAACACGATCCTCGGTGAACTTCATCTCACCGTACACCGGGTGCTTGTACGTGCCACCAGGCAGCGCGTGCACCCAGCTAGTCGGCATATCACCGTCACTGAGCGTGATACTAGTCAGATCGACATAGTATCCGAACTGCTGAGTCACATCGCTCCCTTCGGGATTCTACCCTTCAAGGTCAGGGTTCGATCTGTTTCTTGCTCTCATATACTCTTTACGATCGAACTCCATGAGCTTATTATATATGAGTCAAGTGAGAAAATCAACTGGATAATGATTCCACGCTATGTACCTAACGTTCGCCCGAACGGTCTATTCCCGCATTACTTCTACCAGAGCCTGAAGGAGGTACGGGCTGCTGTCGTGGACGGCCAGCACGTGCGCCCCTTTGTCTCTGTGCTTCAGGCTGCATTTCATCGGTCTCATCATCTTCGGGCTGCAGGCTTGCAGGGTCGGTAATCATCTTCCGAGCAGTTCCGTAGTCCTTCGGAGGCATATCCAACTCCTCGCGAAGTTCCTCCTCCAGCCCATCATCAGGCTCAATGACTCCTGCACCGACCAGATTACGAATGGTAAATGACTGCGTACGAAGATCCTGCCACTCACCCAATCTCCGACACACAAGTTCGGGACATAGCTGTCCTGAACTGAGCTTGAAGTTTGCGTAGACCAACTTCTTCAGGATGAATCTGTTGAAGATGTCTGCTACTACCATTGCAACGTATCTCGTCGACTTCATGAACATGTCGAGCGAGTCTTCCTGAGCGTTCGGTTCCTTCATCCAGGATCCAAGCACATTTGCCATAATAGCCATGTCGTGGTGTTCGATCGACTTCATACAGTCGACCATCTGACCTTCAACCTTGGCAAAGATAAGCTCCCAGCCAGGAGGCAGAACGACATGTGCACGCTCGTTAGTGCGAAGGTTGCGACCTAAGTCCTCAGCAAGGTTCTTGTCCTCAGGACTGTACCCAATTGGAAGCTTAATGACAGGAATACCAATGCCATGACGCTCCTTCTGAATGGCATCGATCTTATACAGTGTCTCCTTGTAGAACCAATGCTTGTATGCACTACGAAGGACACTTACACCTGACAGGTCTCCTGCTTCGGGCTCAGGAGTAAAGATGGCAAGTTTATCAATCGGAATGAATACCCCTGGCTCCGTAGGCGTCGTGATGTTGGATTCCATCACGATACCATCAGGCCCACCATTCTTGTCGTAACGCCACTCCTGCACATCCATCGGATGTCGCGGCGCTATCTTACGGATCTTCTGGACGAACCGATGTCCCTCCAGGACCGGCGGATTGAACACGATCTCGAACGGCATGTAGCCGTACTCACAGCAGAGGAGGATGTCGTGCAACAGAACAGGAAAGCTAACATTCAGCTCATGGAAAATGTTCCGGTGACAAAAGTCCGCAATCTTCTTGTCTAGATCCTGTTGCGCGTTCGACCGTCTCGATCCACGAGGTGTCATGGGTGGCTTGATATACCAATGCGCAGACAGCAAAGGTGTCTTCAACGCTCGGAGTGATCCCCGAACGATACCATCGTTCCTCTTCATCCTGAAGTATTGCGTTAAGCCTTGCCGATCACGAAGCTGCGGCACGTGCTCTTCGCGCGTCCAGGACGTCCACGGACTAGGCGATGCAGAGCCAAGCTCAGCGATGGAAATGCTGCCAGTCTCAGCTAACGGAAAGGCCTGGTTAGGACGCTTCTCGGCCATAACCACATAACCGAGCTCACCGTCCACAGAGACCACATCGTACTTCTGAAGCGCCAGCTGCCAGCTGATCTGCTCAGCCTTGATGTGATCAGATAAGGCTACAGACCCCGGATCAGATTGATCACTATCTATGCCGCTTTCGGCTTCGCTCAAAAGATCCACACCGCCCTTGTCTGTCGGGCTTGTGGTTTCGAACGGGAGCTCGAGCTGTTCCGACTCTTCCATCAGAAGTCCATATTTCCTGTAGTGAAGTACCCAGTGCTGGGTGCACTCTGGTTGAGATCCTGTGACTTGTAGACGTCGCTAAGCCTTGTACGTGCACCCAACTTGAATAGGTGCATCATACCATAGCGAAGTGCGTCTAGAAAGTGGTCCTCGTACTTCTGAGCTGCTTCGCGGACGTTGACCTCGCCACGCGTCTCTGGCGCCTTGTAGTTGTTGAACTCCCTGATCCCATTCTCACAACTGGGATCGACAGTCAGTAAGGGTTCTGCTGTCTCCGTGCGTAATTCCAGATCAGCAGGAGTTACCAGTTCCGAGAAGTCTGTAGCCCATTCAAGCCTGTCAGCGACCTTAAGATATGAACCTACTAGTTCAACACCTTCACGCCAACCAGACTCGAAGGCCTTCTTGCCCTTTTCATCTACAGACCCACTCTTAGCCCTAGGGTCTGCGATACAAGGGGCGAAGTGTTCTGTGACATACGAGGCTGCACCAGGATCTGCAGCATCACCAAAGCACAGGTCTAGTCGGTATCCTGCAGGATTGGGCCGCTGCTTCAGGTAGGCGATGTGCTCTTCGAGTCGCCAGAAGGCCTTGTAGTGCTCTCGCCAAACACGAACACGACCCCACGGGTCGACTTGAAACTCGACTGCAGCAAGTGGGTTCGTGAAGCCCCAGTCGAAGGCCATATAATTCGGCCAGTCCGGGTTGAACGTGTGACGGCGAACGTGAACTTCTTCCTGCCAGTCGCCGTAAATCTTACCGACAAAGGCACTGAAGTCAGCTCCGTACTCCTGCAAAAACCAAGCTGTAGTGGTTGTATTTTCCACCAGCTTGATCTCAGAATCCTCACGACCATCTGGAAAAACGAACGGATTTTCCCACGAAGGGAATCGCCATGACTCG